TCTTGAAAATTTTGAGAATGTTTCTGAAAGCGACTGCCCGTAGGAAACAACCATAACGTCCTTGTCTGGAAACTCTCCCAAAAAATGCGGGGGCAAAAAGCGTGAAATGATGTCTGACTTGCCAGCCCGAAAATGCACCTTGATTAAAAGAAATGTCGATTTATTGTTTCTGAAATTTTCCACGGCTTCATCAATAAGACGGCAGATTTCTCTTGTATGTATGCCGACATAAAACGGCTCCGCCTTCTGCCAGCAATATTTCATAAAATATAGATGGCTTTTTCTTGAGAGTTCTTTTTTTATTTCTGCCCTGTTGAACTGATTTAACAGCTCGTTCCGTCTTCCTGCTTCCATTTTTTTGTTAGACACTGTTTTTATTACCTGGCTCTGAATTCTCCGTTTCTTCTTTGTCCAGCTCATCTAAAATATCGTCCAAGTCCTCTAGCGTTTCAGCGGAAACATTCTTCAAGACATCGCTTCTGTTGCCGCCTACATTGTTCTGAATTGTATTGTTCACGATGATAGGTTCTGGATTATCTTTCCAACCGAGCTGCTTCAATGCGAATATAACGCCAGTATTGTTCTGACCTGTAAGGAGAGCTTTTTCTAACTTCACTTCCTTCAAATCAAGAAGCCGTCTTGCCTCGGTACACAACTCCTCGTTCTTTCTCTGTAAGTCTATGAAATAATTGTAGCTCCAACCGTTCTCAAGGCAGCACTCTTTCAAAATCGGGTAGTCGTGTGTTTCTGTGTACTTGCGGAGTATGCGTATCATCTTCGGTATGTTGTACTTGTTGTTTTTCCCTTTTGCTCCAATAGTTCTAGCCATTCTGTTCCTCCTTTTTCTTGAATATGCTTCTGTCTATCTTCACCCACGCGCTTTCTTTCGGATATGACTTTGATAGCGGAATAAGTTTCTTTCTCATTTCTTTGTCTAGCGGCATAAGGTATTTGCGTTTGCCTTTTGTCGTATGCTCGTAAGCGTTCGGGTCGATGTATTTTCTCAAAAACTCTTCCCTTGTCATTCCGTTCAATCCGCCGTGCATTTTTACAATTCTTGAAACGCTCCGCCCGTGAACTTTTTTTCCATTTATTATCCACGATGAATCTTTCTGATTCTCCATACGTGTTCCGACATAAATCCAGTTTGTCGCCTGATAGATTGTGCCTAAATGCGACTGGTCGCAGTCAGCATAACTCACGACTAGACGGCAACAAGGACAGTCTTTTTTCAGTCTTTTCAAAGCCATAGAAACGCACTGTGATGTGCATCCACCGTCCTTTTGCTTTCCGTTCAATGCAACTCTCGTAAGCTCCAATACCTCGCCCTGCGGCAATCCGTACTCATCTCCGATATGTTGTGTCGCACCTGAGCCGAAAACCACAACTCCGCACCATTCATTCTTGTTATTGTAGACATTGTAGCCGAGCGTATGCACGGGAACCGCCTTTGCGTAATGGAATTTCATACAGGCATATTTTACAGCCTCGTGGCTTGCGACCGTCAATCTCATAGAAGTCCGCCCGAAACGGAAACTGTGCATTTATATTTTTCTTTTAGTAAATTCATTTCCTCAGAAACAAATTTTTTCAATATATCAGCGTCCGTGAAAGTAAGTTTCACAATAAAGTCTTTCTGTTCTATATCATTTTTATCAAGGCTTGTCGGATACGAAATATCCTCAGTCGAAGTAGTAACTTCATTGTTAATACTCAGGGGCATTTCATTCGCGACAGGTTTCGGCGCATATGTTGTCGGCGGAACATAATCTCTTTCGGCAATCTGCTGGTTGTAAACATCGCTTGTGTCGCCAAACATACTCTTGAAGTCGATTGAGAAAGCCGGAATCTCATATTCGTCAAGATTAAGCTGGCAGCCGTTTCCGATGAAGTCAAGAACTGATTGTTTTGTCATTCTGCCGTACTGAGAGTTAAGGCGCAAAAGTAGGTCTTTTGCGTTCTTCTCGCTCTTGCAGTCGATATAGACGACAGGAAGCGGCGGTATCTCACAACCGTTTTCTTTCATTTTTCTTAACGCAAGTAAGCGCCCGTGTCCGTCAAGGCAGAAATTATTTCCGTCTTCTTTCCACACAAAAAACGGAAAACTGAATCCGTGCTTCTTGATTGACGATATTATTTTTCTGACATCGCTTTCTGAACGAAGTTTCAGATTGCCTTGAAACTCCGTCAGCTCATCAAGATTGAGAGTGTCTTTGTATGTGCAGGTTATTTCCAGTTTGCTCATATTTTTATTCATTCTTGCGGAACGCGGAATTGAACCGCGAATTTCGGAAAAGGACTCCGATATGATGCCGTTTCACCATTCCGCGAAAGTCTTATTTCTCGTTGACAATGTTGCTGTACTTCGCCTCGTCAGTCTTGTTGACGAAACGGAAGCCATCTTTCAATGCCTGAGCCACGCACTCCGAACTGTCGTTGATGTCGGCATATATTTCCTGTATGCCGATTCCGTTGTGGAGGTCTACAAACCCCTTCATCCGTACTGTTGCCATAATTCTGCTCCTGTTGTTTTTTTTTTAAGTTTTTATACATTTCCAGCCTCATAAGAGGCGTAAAGCTGTTCAAGAAACTCGTGGGCGTTCGCAAAGCGTCCGTTGTCGAGTTCAACTCCAAGATTGTCTATGAGAGTTTCTTTGTCTCCGGCGTTCTTGAACACAAGCACAACATAGTTGGCGTCAACCTCACTTGTTGTGCTCTCGTGCATTTTCTTGAACTTCTTTGTCGTTTCATCGACCTGCTCCGCAATCTTTGCATACTCTTCATCTGTAAGCTCGGAATCGGCGAACATCGAAATCTGGTTTTTCTTTGAGAAGCCTGTCATCTCGGAAAAATCGACTTCATTCATCATCTCGCGGAGCTTGTCCTCGTCAAAGAAGCCCATTGCCGACTGGTTGTTGAAAAAGATGTTCTGCGTCTTCTCGTCTTTCTCCGACAAATTTACTTTCGTAACAAAGACATCGTAATCGTTTGCCTTTGTCTTTGCGTCATACCTGTTATCAGTGTCGAGGATTGAGAGCCGCTGATGTCCTGAAACAAGGTTTCCCGTCCGCTCATTCCATACAAGCCCGCCCATAAGCCCCATCTTTGAAAGATTGTCTTTCAGTTTTCGCTTTGCCTCGGGCGTTATCTTTCTCGGATTATATCCCGCAAGTCTTATCTGCGACCGCTTTATTTTTGTCGGCTCGTTCTGCTTAATCATCGCAATGCTCCGTTCTTCTGCAAGTTTCGTTGAACTTTCTTTCGGCATCAAGGTATTCCCTGTGGCACTTATTGTAATGCTCGCAGGACGCAAGAAATCTTTTTCGGTTCTGCTTTGGAATATTTCTGTAGCCTTCAATAAGGGGAATGTTCAGAGAGTTTTCCGCCTCCAGCAGAACGGCAATCTCTTTTTTTGATATTCGATTTCTAAGGAACGAAAAAATCATACAATCCTCATTGTCCGCTTCAACCCGAAATACTTGTATTTCAGAGTCGCCGCACGGACAAACGGAAACACTTTCTCAATTCTTTCAAAGTCATCGGGATAGTTCTCAAGTATAAAGAGCAGGTTGTTGTCATCAGAAATTCCTACGCCACGGCAGCCTTTTTTTGCCAAAGACGGAATATCAATTTTTCTCAGCTTCATAAAAAGCAGGACATCTTTCAAATCCCAGTCAGCAAGCGGATAAAGGCATATTCCCTTGTTCTGGCTAATCATTCTCGACATCATCAGCGAGTCAGATTTTTTCACGCCGGTTACAATCGTGCCTCTATTCTCTCTAGCCACGCTCTTGAACACATCCGTTCTTGAAACGTTCGGAAAGTCTTTTTTCGCCTTCTCGGAATACCACGTATAAGCCGACCAGTGCATACACTTCATAAAGTGCTCGGACGGTATCTTGATAATCTGCTCGTAAGGGATATTGAACCTGTGGCAGGCATATTCCAGCAAATCACGCTGAATACGCAAATCGGGCAGAAACTCCATATTGAAATACTGCACGTTGGTAATTTCCGCCATCTTCACAAGCTCACATAAACAAAGACTGTCTTTCCCTCCGGAAAGTCCGATTAGAAGTCTGCTGATATATGAGCGCGCCTTCAAAATATCAACAGACTTCTGGACTTTTGCTTCCAAACGCTCCAAGTCCATATCAGCCCGCGCTTCCTACACCGCCGATTCCACGCCGCCCGACACGCCCCGGCAATGAGCGCCGACCGATAATGCGGTTTCTCGCCCTCGCCGCAGCGCCTCTGATTGCGTTGCCTGCACGCCTAAAGAAATTCATAGGTTGTTCCTCCTTGCATATATTTTATCAAGAACACAAAGCTTCGGGCTTTGCCCTCAAGCTCCAATTCACCTTGTGAACAGGTCAGTATTCTGTGATATTCAGTCCGTAAAGTTCATTCAAGACTCTCGCAAGCCTTGTTCTGTGGCAGAATTTTGGCTTTCCAGCCTTAACATTAGCAAATCTTTTCTCATCTCTTTCAGTCCACTTCTGGTCTAGGTCTTCAAAGCAAAGCAAAAAGAAATTATAGGTAACGCAAGGCTTCCAGCTCTTTATATCTTTCAAGTCATTTTCTGAAAAGCCCATAAAATAAAGGTTCTCTTTGTCTTCAGCACTTGCTTTCTCATACTCTTTCAAGAACGCTTCCTGTGAAGTGCTCTGTAAACCTTTTTTAGCCTCTTCAATGCCCTGCTCCATTTCTGAAATCTCTCTGTCTGTCATATCTGCAAGCAAGAATTTATCTGTGAATACCTCTGCAAGACTATCTAAAGTTTCTTTGAATTCTTCCCCTCTGATTGTGCTTTCATACTCATCAAGTGAGTTATCAAACATTCCCAAAGACTGCCCATAGTTCAAATCAATCAAAGACATAATGCTTTTTCCATCAGTTGTCTTTTTTGGATAAAACAGTGTTCTTGAAATCTGAATGTAAATGTCATTTGGATATTTATGCCTTTCCAGCATTTTGGAATAGCAAGAAGTATAGATATGCTTTTTAAGTTCCATAGCTCTAAAAAAAATCCCCCTTTTTCTGAATTTTAACAAATAATCTGTGTTTATTCAACAAAATTCGCATTTGTGAAGTATAAAACCGTCAAATCAAGGCTTTTATTCCAGCCTTAAAAATTCTTTTGGAAAATATTTTCCGTAACTAAAAAACTGGTTTTACAAGCACGCTTTGCTTTCAGCAATGAAATTACATCACTTTGCATTGCTCCCCCCCCTTAGAATCAATCCTCGTGCGTCTGAGAGCAAATTTGCACTCTTATTCGCAGATGCGAATTTTTCACATTATCTGAAAGCGTCTTCCTCATCAGGCGTAAGCGCAATGCCTTTTTCCAGTTTTTTCCCGTAGTGCTCAAGACGTTTCTTGATTATACTCTCGGCTCTCCAAATTCTAATTCTCGCTGCAATTTTCATAGTTTTATTTTCTGTTTTTTAGTGTCGTTATTAAAAATATGTTTAGCTTTCTGTCATATCAGACAAGTCATATTTTTCTGAAAGTCTAAGTTCCGTTTTCGCTCTCTGAACATTTTTATGCTGTTCACTCTCACGGGATTTCCATAACCTTAAAGCGGCTTTCCAGTCAGCGACTTTCCAGCCTCTAGCCTTATTGTAGTCATAGAACTTGCTAAGAGATTCGTCAGTAAGCCCAATACTGTGTTTTTTGTTCTCCTCTTCGACTTCCGCAAAAGAGTCTGGTTTTTTTGAAATTTGCTCGCTGTTGTAGTAGTTGTTGTTTAAATCTTTCTCTTTCTCTAACTCTAACTCTGTGTTACATTTTTGTACAATGTAACGTTTTTCTGTTACATTGTAACACTCATCTGTTACATTGTAACAGGATTCTTTCAAATGTTTTTGCTTTGCCCTTGTTTTTCGTGCTCTTTCCGCGCTATCACATTCAGAACCAATCATTTCTTTTATCTGTGATAGATAAAGCTCTCCTGTGTCAAGTTTCTCAATAAGACCGATTTTTGAGAAAATAGCAAGGGCAGACCGAACTGTATCAATATCTGTTCTTGTAAGTTTTGCAAGGGTAATGTCATCATACGGTATTAAAGTATTTCCAACATAGCGGATTAGCTTTCCTTCATCTTTCAACGCCTTGCAGCAAAGTTTCAGATAAAAAAGGCAATATTTTTCGCCGTTTTGTTGGCTCTCTATGAAGTCCATTGTGTCGTCCTCAAAGAAATTTTCCTTTAGACGCATCCAGTAATAACGCTTATTTTCACTCATTACTTCTACTCTACCTCTAAATCTTTCAGCATTTTATGTTTCAGAATAATTTGGATTAGCAGGGCGGAAAATAAAACAAGTTGATTTTTTCAGAAATGAAATGTATATTATTCATAGTTCTAAAAAAAATTTGTTTTTTTTCTCTCAGCCCTGCTTCCCCTCTTGTTCGCAGGGCTTTTTTTATACAATCCAATACTTCTTGACGCGCCGCCGTTCTCCGTATCTGTTGCTAACAGAGAGATACTCGCTTCCGATTTTGACATTCTTTTTCTTCAAAGTGAATATCCGTCCGGCAAGTCTTGTTTCGCCAAGGTCAAGAATAGCCTGCATTGATGTTATCGAGCCGAATTCAAGCATATAGTGAAATACTCTCTGCTCTCCTTTCGTAAGCTCAATCTTGTTTTCCAATGTTTCCCTCTTGTTTCTTGTTCTTCGGCTGTGCGAAATATTATCTTGCCATTGCTTTAAATGAATTTTCCTGCAATTCTGCTTCCGTAGGAATCCGATGACAAAAAATGAAGTCATCAAGTTCCTCTTTAGCAAACATTACCCTTGCTTTTTCAGAATCGCCCAACTTATAGTATGGGATTTTCTTTTTTCTTATGAGCGTGTACAAGTGCTGTCTGCTTATGCCTGTATACTCCGAAGCCTTACGGACTGTCATAGGTGTTTTGTTCATAGTCTGAACCTCCCTTTTTTGTGTTTTATTTGTTGCCTATATTATACACCTACTTTTTTATGATTTTTTGCACCTGCAAGAATAGAGAAACATATATAAAAACTGATTATCTATGTTTTCTAAAATCCCCTCTTTTCTTTTCATATCTTGTATTTTTTTCAAAAAAAAGTTTAAAAAATTTCTTTAAACCTATTGACACACTTTTATTTTAATTTGTTTATAGTTGTTTTTTTATATCTTAATTGCCACCTAGTTGCTTTATATTGTCATTTTCTGACTGTTTAATAAGGTTTTCTATCCCCTGCACTGCACTTGATTTAATGTTATTTGACTTTGCATAAATGCCTGTCATTGAGATGTTTCTATGCCCCATTAACCGCTGGACAGTGAAAGGGTCTGCTCCGCTCTCCAATTCCAAAGTTGCAAAAGTCCGCCTTGCCGTATGCCAAGTGATTTTTTTTTCTATTCCCAAAGTTTGACAAAATTTTTTTATGATTGCATTTCCTCTTTTATCTCCGGCACAAATAGTCCACTTTATGAACGAGCCGAAAATGTAAACATCAGGAACTCCCATAGGCTTAATCAGTTCATAGGCGGAATCCGTCAATGGTATTTCTACAATCCTTTTCGTCTTTACCTGTGCTTTTTTAATCCAATACTGATGCTTGTTATATTTTGAAACCGCCATTTTTTCTATGTGTTTCCATTGGAGCGTCCTTATATCAGAATACCTTAATCCTGTCTGACAAGCGAACAGAAAAGCCCTTTTCACTTCGTCCTCAAAGTCCGTTTCCGTTATGACTGAATAAATGCTTGACACCTCATCGGCTGACAGAATGTCTTTCTCAACTTCCTGCAACTTCAAAGGCTTAACTTGCATTACAGGATTTTTCGGTATTATTCCCTCTCTCACTGCATTATTCAGAGAATAGCGAAGCCACCCCATAATTTGATTTACTGTCATATCCGATAGCGTGGCTTGCGACACAAGGAACTTTTGGAAGTCATAACACCAACGGTCATTTATGGACTGCAACTGAATTTGTCCACCGTCCTTATACCTTTTTATCCATAAAACGAAATGTCTGTAAGGGTAAGTCTTGCTTTCCGCTATCTTCTCAATGTAATCAATCAATAATTTTCGCCCCGAAATTGAATCCGCGAAATTCCACTCGCCTAATGCAAGTTGCAATTCCCTTTTCGCCCTGCAACTTTCGGCAAATCTCAACTGCTCTTTTTTGTCTGTCGGATTGCTTGAAAGTTTTATGTGCAAAGTTTCCCAATGGTGCAAGCCTCCTTGAATGACATCAAGATATAGGCGCCCATTCTTTTCTCTGACTTTTACCCCCATAGAAAAACCCCTTAAAAAGTTCTACATAGTTTCTACAAACATAAAGCAAAGTAAAACAAAAACACACAATCATTTTACTTGTTTTATTACATTTTACTTGTAAAAGTGCATAAAATCCACACTTTAAGCAATCAAAAACAAACATTTTACAGATAAAAATAAAATGCTTTAATCTATCTGATTTGTGCAAAACAGTCATTAAATCTATATGGTATCTATATTTAGTTAGTTTTATTTTCTGCATTTCTACAAATAATCTACATAATTTATTTTTTTTCTTTCTTCACACATACGAATTAAAAAAAATGGGATAGTGTAAACTATCCCCTAAAACCCACTATGCTATGTATTTATCATCAATCGCCATTAGTTCATTTTTTGACAAGAAAATTTTAGCCCCTATATGCTTTATTTTTTGAATCTTACCAATATTTATAAACCTATAGACAGTCGCAAGCGACACTTTCAAAATTCTTGCCCCCTCTGCAACTGATACCCAATCATACTTTTCAGCATCTGCATTTTTTAATTCTTCTAAAAGTTTCTGCATTTCTTTCATAGCACGAAAAATTATATTTTCGTGTTCTTCCATTTTTTCAATTATCTGCTCTACTACCATTTTTTAACCCACTTTTGCTCTTGTCTTGCCCTAAATATTTTCGTTTGTCTGTGTTATTAGGTGCATACTCAATCACAAGTTTTTGAAGTGAACTTGCAAACACTTAAAAAATCTTATGCTTTTTTGCTTAGAAGTTTTTTTATCTGCTCTTTTTCTTCTTCTGTAAAGAACTTTAAAAGCCATTCAAAGGCTTTTATTGATTGTTCCAAATCTTTTTTCATTTTTATCCTTGCAAGTTTTTGAAGTGAACTTGCAAACACTTTTTTTTTAATATTTCACTGGTGAAAAAATATAAAAATGTCTTATTCTTTCAAGACATTTATCAAAGGAAGTTAAATCTGCATTGCAAGGTGCTCTGTGTCCTAGAACTCTGACTTCCAACTTGCATTTTTTCCAAAGTTTTTTAGCTTTTTTCAGTAGGTAATTCTGAATCTCGCCCATTGTGTCAAAGCTGATTACTGGTTCTGTGCTCCAGTCTGTATATAGCTTGATTTTTTTGCTTGTGTCTTTTTTGCTTGTGTCCTGTTTTTGGTACTCTTTATCAAGATAACTGTACCAATGTTTTTTTTCTGAATTTGTCATTTTTTTCCCCTTAATTTGTTTTTATTAAAAGGTAATTTTTGCAACCTTTTATTATAATACTGTATAGTAATATTTACCTTTTGTCAATAAAAAAGATAAATATTTTTATCTTTTTTATTATTTATTTTATTTTTCTATTGCATTTTTTACCTTTTATGTCGATAATATAGTAGAGGTGATTTTATGAACGAGCAGGAAATCAAAGAGTTATGGGATAGAGTTAAAACACTCTGCAAGAAAAATCAAATCACGCATATAGAAATGTGTGAGAAAGCGAACATAGACCTTGGAAGGTTTAAGGCACAACTGGCACGGAACGGAGAGCCTAAAGTTTCGGACGCTTTAGCGATTGCAAGAGTTCTAAAAGTTTCCGTTGAATACTTGATAACAGGCACGGAAAAGAACGACTACAAAATCAAGTACGAGAACTTCAAGGACAAGATTGAAAGAGCGTTGAGCGAGGAGTAAGGGCTTTGGAAAAACAATGAATTTTTCAGAAGGTTGATGAAGATGAAAAGCTGACACGAACAATGTTCGTGTCAGGTCTGGAACATTGTACCCTTGGTTTCTGTTAAAAACCACATTTCTTGTGTTTTCCGTGCTCTTGATGTGAGGTAAGAATTGTTTACCTTACTTTTCAAAGTAAGGTTCCTACTTAAAACATCTTAACTAAATTTAAAATATTTTAATTTGTCTTTTGCCGTTTTGTACTCATCATAAAAACTCTTCTCTTTTGCCACAGATTCTAGTTCTACTAGTTTTTTTAACTCTCCGTCATCTGCAAGTTCTCTAGTCAAAATTGTTGATGTAGGAGTATAGGTAAACTTACGTTTGTTTACATTATTTAAACTCTCTGCTAATTCAAAGTTTGTCATATAACACCTCTTTAGAATTGGAATATGTTGTTTTACAAGTATATTAAATAATCCAGTTCATCGCTTTTAGAAGTTTTTGAACTTATAATAACCTTATTATAAGTTCAATTTGTCAGACAGTTTTATTCTAGGTCAATGTTTAAAGATTCTTCTCTAAACATTATCTCCGGAATTTTGCTCATAATCTTTAATATGCTCAAAAGTGGGCATATTAAGTGCTGTTACTTTTTTTTCAGTAACAGTTATATAATCTTTTTTCGCCAAAAAAGACCAAAAGTCTATTTTTTCTTCTTTTATCTGTCTTTACTCATTGTCAAAGTCCGACTCAATGTCCGACAATGATTCCTCTAAAACTATTCCGTAAATATCCGACTGTAATTTCGCTATGCTGTTCTTAATCTCATAAAGTTTCCGGCAGATTCTCTCACAGCGTTTCTTGTAAACGCTGTAATCCTTACCGGTAACAAGATACTCAATGCTCACGCCCAATGCTTCGGCGATTCCTGCTGCTTGATGAAGTGTCGGCTCTCTTCCTGATTTCTGTAGTTCCTCGTACTCTTCATCTTCCATTCTTGCGGAATAAGCCATATCTTCCAGCGGATAGCCGTGCCTACGTTGCAGTTCGTACACTCTCTGCCAGAAGCTCATAGCGTCCGCTTTCATTTTTGCGTAGTCTGTAAAGTCAATGTCAACTCCGTATTTCTTTGAAAACATATAACCTCCCCTAAATTCCGCTCACTTTTCCAACGGTTATTTTGTCTTTCGACTGAGTGCAAAGCTCGTAGCCTGCGCTCATATTGTCCACTTGGTCATCGTGTCTGCCGCTGGGGAAATCATTGACTTCTTTCAGCCAGTCAATGTTCCAGTTCGACCTTAGAATATGTACGTGCCCTGCTTCAAAAATCGGCTCGACATATGACATTCTCGCAACTTTGTCGCCGTGCGTCTGAATTCCTTTCACGACCTTGCGCCCATTGAAAATAGTCTGCATTGTCAGAAGAGCGTCTCTGCTGTCAATGCTTGCTTCTACTCCGATTGTTACACCAGCTCCGTCTTTCTCGGAAACAGAACGTATGAAGTTGTCGCGTTCAAGTGCGTTTGCCCTTATTCTTGCCACGTCCTTTATCCAAAGTTCCCACTGGTCACCTTTTCTAACGTATGCAAGAAGAGTTCCGCTCGTCCAGTCCGGGTCGTCTTTCATTCTCTGACGCTCTGAATGTGCCAAATCCCAAATACGGTAATACTTTGTCTGCGGAAAGTCTTTCAAGTCATTGTGAAAAACAATCTTGCTTGTGTCTATAAGATTTCCTCCTCTTATCTGCGGATTACACTGCAACAGTCCGCTTGAAGCATAAACGCCCAATGAAGCAAACTGAGATTTATACCATTCTTCATTGAACCGTTCTGGGAAAAGATATTTGTAGTGGATTTTCTCAAGGTGATATTTGTTGTCGCCATACTTCTTTTTATCACGTTTTCCAATCTCAACATCGCCGTCCATCGCAGAAAAAGAGATTACCTTGAACTTCGGAAAGTCAGGGTCGTAGTCCTCAGACTTCTCGTCAATTCTTCTCTCAATGCGCCCGATTATGTCGTCAACGTGCCACGGAGTTGCAAGTACAATTACAATGCTTGTCGGCGCTCTCCGTGTCAGAAAATCGTTTGTGAAATGCTCCCAAAGTGAATCGCGGATAACCTCGCTTTCAGCGTCTGCTCGTGAGGCGCAGTAGTCATCGCAAATAAGAAGATGTCCGCCTTTTCCTGTGATTGACGATGTAAGACCGCTTTCAGTAACAATTCCTATATGCCCACGGAAGCCCCACGACTGAACTCCACCGCTCAGCTCGTAATTTGGATAAAGCTCACGATATTTCTGACTGCAAACAAGACCTCTTGAAAATTTTGAGAATGTTTCTGAAAGCGACTGCCCGTAGGAAACAACCATAACGTCCTTGTCTGGAAACTCTCCCAAAAAATGCGGGGGCAAAAA